GCAGGATGATGGCGGTGACGGTGTATCTGGAAGTATTTCGTTTGACACGACCAGCGGCACGGGACACATCACGCAGGCGAATACGAAGAATGTCGTCGGCCTTACGGACGGCACTGGCCAGTCGAAATATGCGGTCGCACCTGGGACGGCACCAGACGTAGAGGGTGCTATAGACATCGAGGGCGACCAGGTCCGCGGCGTCGACGTGACCATACCAGCATTCACGTTTTCAGAGACTTGGACGTTCCCTTCGGAGTCTGTGGTCAAGAAGTATCTTGCCAACGTCTACGGTCTTACGGGAAAGATCAACAATAAGTCGTGGCGAATGTTTGAGAAGGGAGAGGTGCTATTTCTCGGGGCACGCGGCCAAGTGGATCGCGGTGCGTCGAAGTGCCAAATCACCTTTTCGTTCTCAGTGAGCCCAAACCAGGAAGATTTGACCGTCGGCTCGATAACTGGAATCAAAAAGGGCGGGTGGGACTACATGAGTGTCACCTACGAAACCGCCGCGGTGGACGACTCCATCATCAAGCGGCCGAAGTTTGTGTACGTCAGCAGCGTGTACGAAGGCGGCGACTTCACCAAACTCAATATCGGCGGAACGACCTTTCCGGAAGTCTGGCAGCCAAAGAAGGATTTCGGTAAGTAATGTCAGGAGATCCTTACGCGAAAGCACAGCCGGGCGAAAAGCTAAAGATCCATGCCACGACCTGGAATCGTGTAGTGGATCTTGTAAAGCCAGGGGCGGCGGCCGCACCCGGCGATGAGTTTTCGTATCGCCGGACCAACTTCCGGGTCTACTGCCAGAACAAGACGAGCGGCACGGTGCCGCAGTGGGGAGTGCTGCATATCGACGGCGTGATGCCGACCCCAAGCGGCAGCACTGGCACGGCAACGGAAGGTTTTCAGTCTTCGCCGGCCGTCATTGGGACAACACCCACCGGAACGACCAACGGTAGCTTCGTGATCGCCGTCGAGCCGATCGGTGCCGACAAGCTCGGCATGGCCGCGATCGACGGCGTGGTCCAGTGCAAACTCGACGTGACGGACGCGAGCCATCGGTTTGCGACCCCAAAGCCGGGGTCTACGACGGAGTTGAAAACGGCGTCGTCCGGCGAGGCCGCGATTCTGTGGAAGGAGAGCGGGACAGGAGCCGGGAAGTGGGGGCTCGTGCGGATCGGTGCCGGGAGTGGCGACGCTACCGGCGGCGTGAAGGTCGGCAAGATCACCGGGACGTGGACCAAGGGGTCGACGCAGACGGTGTGGGAATACACGGCGGCCGGATCTCAAGCCAGCGGGTCGCCGTCAATGACCGGCGTGAATAGGTTCGCTACCGTCAACGCTTCCGGCAGTGCGGCCAAGTGGGTTGCTGTGGCGAGTATAGATTCGGCTTGGCACTTAATCGCAGCGGAGTGCTCGTGATGGTGTTACTGCCGGGGTGCGAGTGTTGTGGCAGTTGCGAATGTCTCCCACTGTGTCGATACAAGCTCTCCATATCAACGACATACGGCGGAAGTTCTTCGTCGCTCTCGTCTCCGTCGGTGTGTGATACATCATCAAATAGCGTCAGCGTCCAAAAGTCTCCGGGTGTCCTTCAATCTCTGTTTATTGGAAGCTGCAGTTACAACCAAAACAATCCCGCGGACGTTATCTCTGTTTCATGCCCGGGCCTAGACGCCAGATTATCTGGTTTGCGTGGTTACAGTTGCGAATCAAGCGGCAATAGAGCTTTCGCCACTGGCTTTGAGATTGGCGCAAAGTTTTTTTGCGAATCTGTCGGAGGCGCAGGCTTTCGCATGGGCGTTGACCTTTACTTTTCGATGAACTCTACATTGATCATCGAAAACCCAAATGATGGACTTCGGTTGAATCTTTGTGCGTATTCGAACGCCAGCAGAACTAAAAGGGTATATCTTGCCGACGCTTGCCAGTTCGAACTAGCAAACCCGATTCAGTGGTCGATTGCTTCCAAGGCTGCCAGTACGTCATTTGGCGCGTGGGACTCTACTAGTCTTTTCGTAAGTGGTACTGCAAACTTCAACGGATGCCGCGGGACACAATCCGGAGGCCCCGACATTACGGAAGAAATAGATCTAATGCCGCAAGTATCGTTTACGCTCGAAACTCGCGAGGCGTGCGAGACAAATCCTCTCCCATGATCTCCTGCCAGCTCGACCACCTTGAGCAACGCTGCCGCGAGCGTGGCTACACGCTGGACGAGGTGCGACCGTGCATCGTGAGCCAGGACAACGACACGATCACGGTGGACGAGACGCACCCGGCCTACCCGCGAGCAAGGCCCGGCCTGGGCGACATGGTGAAGTCCGGGCTGTCTGCCATCGGCATCACTGAGGAGCGAGTCAGCAAGGTGATCGGCCGCCCGTGTGGGTGCGGAGAGAGGGCCGAGATGCTCAACGCCGTCGGGGCCAAATATCTCGGGCTTTCTCCGGGCTCAAACTCCCCGGAAAACAAGGGTTGACACCCGTACACTATCCGCGAGGATCGTGCTATGGACTCGCTCGTCGACCGCATCAACGCGGCTGCAGCCGGCATCAAATCCGCTCCCCGCGGGTTTGAATCTCGGCTACCGCCGGCCGTCCGCGAGCAGCTCCTAGAGATCCGCCGGCAGTGGCAGTCGGGTGAGCTGCAAGTGTCTGCGTGCTGGCTTGCCGATCAGATCGTCGCCATGGCGGCGGCGGATGGATTCCCGGTGTGCGGTCGCCAAGGGCTGCGGCAATGGCTGACAAGGAAAGACTGATCGACCGGGTGCGATCGGCGGCCCCGCCGCCGGCTCCAGCCGCCGACGCTGAGCAAGTCACGAAACGCCAGGACGGCGACGTGCTCGAGGCCAGGTCTACGTCGCGGACGATCCGCACGGTTGAGGATTTGCTGCGACACATTGAAGCGGACCTCGACCGCTACGAGGTCGCGGCCAGTGAGGCGACCAAGTGGGAGAGTGCCAGCGTCGATCGAAATACCGGGCAGCCGGTGGTGACCGAGTTGTTCCGGGTGTTCGTGCGGCTCAAGCCGCGGGGCGGGCCGGGGATTCGCGAGTGCGTCGAAGCGATGATCGCCGCGGCGTCCGATAGCCTTCGTGTCCGCGGTTCGCGAATCGCGAACAAGCCTTCCCGCAAAGGGACTTGGGCCGTGCTGGTCGTGGCCGATACGCATTTCGGCAAATACTGCTGGGAAAAGACAACCGGCGAAGCCGACTACGACCTCGACATCGCCGCGAAGCTGGTGGACGAGTCTGCCGGCGAGTTGCTGGCTATCGCTGACACCTACAAACCCGGCCGCATGACGGTCGGGATGCTTGGCGATCTCTTCCACTATGACCGTCCGGACGGCAGCACCACCAGCGGCACACCGCTGGAGCGTGACGGCCGGCTGCAGAAGATGATCGAAGTCGGCACCGACTCGCTCATCGGTGTCATCGACAACGCGGCCGGCGTCGCACTGGCGGACGTTGTGGTGGTCAACGGGAACCATGATGAGACTTTGACGTGGGCACTGCATCGGCTCCTCGTTGAACGCTACCAGGCACGCGGGTGGGTGACGATCGACGAGAAGTTCACGCCGCGGAAGTACCTCGATCACGGTCGCAACCTCCTCGGGTTTGTTCACGGGCACCGGGCGAAGCGGAAGCTCCCGCAGCTCATGGCGATCGAGGCCGCGAAGGCGTGGGCACGCTGCCCGTACCGCGAGATCCATACCGGGCACCTCCACCACCAGGCCGCGGAGTGGTCGCGTCCGATTGAGACCCTCGATGGTGTGCTGGTTCGCGTTGCCCCGTCCCTCGGGCCGGCGGACGACTATCACGCGGTCAACGGCTGGCTGGGCCAACGGCGGGCGATGGAGTTGTTCATCTACGACGAAGCCGGAGGGCTAGTCGCCATGCACGTCGCCGGTCCCCGGCTGGAGGTGCCGTCGTGAGCGAACCCCTAACAGACGAATACATCGCGACGGTCGTGCGTGACGCCCGTCGGTACCAATCGCAGTGGACCGGAACAGCGGGCACGTTGGCGGCCCACTGCATGAGACTCGTACGAGAAAGGGAACGGATGCTGGAGGCAACAAGGTCGAGCGGCGTGGCGGACGGTGCGGCGAGTGCGGCGGCGATCTCCGCGGCGTGGGAGAAATACAAGCGGGACCAGACAGCACCGGACGGCGAGCCGATCACCAGGCGGGTTTACGGTGCCAGCGGCGATCGGCCGGAGCCGGATCAGACTCCCGCCGAGCAGTTGTGCTCGAGGACCGCCGAAGTCATCCGCGACCGTCGGCCGAAGTACGGCGGGCCGAAACATCACTTCGCCAGGACCATAGGCATGGTGAACGCGGCGTTCGCCGAGGTGCTGAAACGACCGCTGACCGAAGCGGATTGGGCCACGATCATGATCTTGGACAAGATCGCCAGATTCCGGGGTCCAGGTTCAACCATCGACGGCCCGGTCGACATCGCCGGATATGCCGCTTGCTTGTATGAGGTCATGGACCGAGAGGGCCAGTGAACACCCGTACAATGGTGGTAGAGGGCACTGCATGACCGACTCGTTGTTTCGATCGACCGCCAGGGGCCGCGAGCCGCTGGCGTCGGCCAGCGATGCCGGCGAGCACGTCCATTACGAGCCATCGCGGCGTGTCGGGATCGGGGCGATCACGAGTCGGAAGCCATCGGGCCGCACGCCACTGACGTTTTTTGAGTTTCTCGCCATCCGGGCTGGGCTGACGCTCGCCGAAGCCAAACGACTTCACGCAGAAGGGAAGATCCACTGATGGCAAACACCCTCTCGGTTTCTGGAAACACTCGGCTGGCGTGGACTCTGTCCGAAAGCCAGGGCGTTGGGTCGGTGTCGAGGTCGGTCGAGCAGCGGTCGTCTCGGTCGATCGCCAATGGCACGGGGCCGAATCAGGCAAACGTGGCGATCACCGACACGGTGAGCGTGACCGGAACGAGTACGACGAACGTCGATCTCGCCGAATACATCGACAGCTCGTTTGGGTACAACGGCTATCTGGTTTTCAGCGTTCTCAAGGAGGTCGTGGTCAACGTCACTACTGGGCCTAGTGGTGGGAATCTCACCGTGGGCATCCCGACCGGCGCTACCGGTGTCCGTATGAATGTCGGTTCGCAGATGCACATTGCCGATTACATCGCTGGCTATCCGGTCGGTGCGTCTTTTTCTGGCATCACCCTCAAGTCGAACGTCACGGGCACCTACTCCGTCAGTCTGACGGCGGTGGGCGTCGGCACATTCCTAAACTTCTACTAACGATCATGGCAAACACACTTTCGGTCGCTGGGGCAACTCGCGTCGCTTGGTCGCTGGCTGACGACGGCGGTTCGTCTAAGTCGGACACGCAATCGTCTAGCCGGTCGATCACAACCGGCACTGGGCCAAACCAAGCCAACGTCGCGTGGTCGGAGACTTTCGCGACCACCGGGATAGGAAGCGTAACGTGGGGCACGCTGAGTCTCCCGGTTTCGGCGTTCGGCCCTACTGGGTCCGCACAAGTCACGACCCTCAAGGAAGTGCTGGTTACCGTCTCGACCGGGCCGACTGGAGGGTACGTCCAGTTCGGGGCACCTACCGGAATGACTGGTGTGCGAATCAACGTCGGCGGGCAGTTTCATTTTGCCGACTACCTCTCCGGCATTTCGACCGCCACCGGGTCGTTTTCGGTCGCCAATGGCATCACTGGAACCTATGCCGGTCAGATCACCGTAGTCGGGAACGGCACATACGCATAGCCATGATCGCAGAAGCACCGGCCGCGGCTGCGGCCAACACCCCCGGCGGCGTTCTCGTGAAACTTCATGCGTTCGTTGAGTCCGCGAAGTCTGCCGCTGCTGACGGGCTGACATGGTCGGAGTTTGGCGAGCTGCTCGTCGCGTTCCTGCGAATGGCCGTCTCCCTCTATGACGACGTGGTCGGCATGACGGGCGAGGAGAAGAAGGCCGCGGTGCTCGACGGCGTGGCTGCCCTCTTCGACGCGGTCACCGACCGCTGCATCCCGCTGGTGCTCTGGCCGCTATGGGGGCTGGCACGCGGGCCTGTCCGGCTCCTGGTTCTCGCTCTGGCGGCCGGGGCGGTCGAGCAAATCCTGCCACTCGTGAGGCTTGCATGATTCCTACGCTTCTCATTCTCGCCGCGGTGGCAGCCTGGGGCTGGCCTCACCTCCAGCCATTCGCCGAGAAGGCCAAGGCCGCCGCCGCCAATCTCACGCCCCGCCACTACGCCGGCATCGCCCTGGTGGCCGCAGCCGTCGCGTATGGTCTCGGGCCGTCGGCTGCCCCCGCCCCCGGCCCGACGCCGGCCCCCGACGCCGGCCCGCTGTCGCTGGCCGGCTTGTTCGCCGGAGAGACAGCCAGTGAGGACGCGGCACTCATCGGTGCCATGTGTTCGGAGCTGGCAGACGAGATCGAGTTTTCGTCCGGACACCCCGACGGCTACCTGTCCACCGGCATCGCCGTGGACGAGCTGCGGAAACGGACGAGGATCCTGCGATGCCGGGGTATTTCGATTGGCGACCGGCAGCCGGCAGCACGGGACGCGATCGCCAAGTACCTCGAAGACGCCGTGGGCACCGACGGCGGGCCGCTGACGCCAGAGCAGCGGACGGCGTGGGTTGTGGCTTATCGCGATCTCGGGAGGGCCGCTAGTGACGCAGCCAAGTGATAGCGGTCGGTGGACGTTCTCTGCTCTCGCGTTCGTGTGCGTGTGTGCCGTGCTCTACACGATCACGTCTCGCTACGTCGGCCGGTTGGCCGACCGGCTGGAGGGCAACTACGGTTACGTCCGCGACCAGGAAGGCACCCGTGAGTTCCTTCGCGAGTTGGATCAACCGCTATTCCGCCAGGCCGGGGCCGAGGTCATCGCCGGAGCCAAGGGGAAGGACGCTTACCTCTATCGGTTTGCCGACCGATGCCACCGGCAGAAGTACGGCAAGCCGTTCGGGCCGTGGAACCAGGGCAGTGCCGGGACGTGCGTGTCGTTCGGCTGGGCTATGGGTTCGTACATCGGCCAGTGTGTCGATCACGTCGCTGGCGGGTTGGCTGAATGCCCGCTGATCGTGGCGACCGAGCCAATCTATGGGGGCTCGAGGACCGCCGGCCGGATGCCGCCGGTCACCAATGCCGGGTTCTCCGACGGCTCCTACGGCGGTGCTGCGGCCCGCTGGGTGTCTGGACGGTGTAAGGACCAGACAATCGGCGGGATCCTCTATCGCCAGGTCTACGGCGACATCGACCTCACGACCTACTCAATCGACCGCTCCCGGCAGTGGGGTGCATACGGAGTGCCGTCGTCGCTCGCGAAGCTGGCCCGCGATCACACTGCCCGTGCCGTTGCTCTCTGCGAGGATTGGGAGTCGCTGACGGCGGCGCTCGAGTCCGGCATGTGCGTGCCGATCTGTTCCAACGTCGGATTCGCGTCCGGCGATCGTGATGCAGATGGATTCTGCAAAAGGGCTTCGACCTGGAATCATTGCATGGTGGCGTGCTCTTTGAAGTACGCGAAGAACAACGGGCCAGGTTCCGCAACCCCGATGAAGAATCCACGCGACGGGATCCTCATCTTGAATAGCTGGGGCTCGTATGTCGGTGGCGGCAAGCATCCATCCGATCAGCCGGATGGCTCGTTTTGGATTTCCCGCCAGGACGCGGAAGCCATCCTCGCCCAAGGCGATTCCTTCGTCATCGGTTCGGTCGACGG